TGTAACAATAGTTACTTTCAATAACACAACTGCAATAGATGCCTCTGGCACGACGAACGCAATAAGATTACCCAATGGTACCACTGCACAAAGACCAAGTGGAGCTGTTGGTGAGATAAGGTATAACAGTTCAACTGATGTGATCGAAGGCTATACTACGGCGGGTGGCTGGGCACAGCTTGGTGCAACAAGTTCTACAGCGGAGAACACGGACGACACCTCGACAGGAGTCGCGACAGCGATTTCAACTACTGAAAAAATAGTCAATCAATTTGCGACAAGTAGTTTTGACAGTGCGTGGTATCTAGCAGTGACCAGAGACGAAATCAATGACGAAGTTTCTACACAGAAGTACAGCTTGGTACACAATGATTCATCTGCTTTTGTATCCCAATCCCACATAATCAGGGAAGGAACAAATACACAAATTACAGTTGAGGCTGACGTGTCAGGTGGTAATGCACGATTGAAGGCTACTGGTACCAGTGTGGTGAACTCTGTAAGTTTTTACAGGATAGCAGTGGGAGACGACACAGCACCAGGTACCACAGGTAATGTTGTGATCACACAAAATACTGATGTTGACAGTGCAAGTGAAGTGATTGACAGTTTTGCACATGGTAGTTACAGAGGTGCAAAATATTATATTTCAATTAACAATGCATCCAAGACAGAAGTATCAAACATAGAAGCACTAGTCGTACACAACGGATCTCAAGCGTTTATCACTACATATGGTGACATCAACTCAGGATCAAACACACTGATAACCCTGTCCGCGGCCATCAATGGATCAAACGTTGAAGTCAGTGCGGCAGGTTTGGAACCAAACTTGAGAGTAACAATGTACAAAATACAGCTTGGCGATTCAGAATCAGCTTCCAGTGGTGATAACGTCAATGTAATTGCGGCAACCAATGTCAGCTCCACAGCGACAACAGTGGATTCTTTTTCCAACACAGTCTACACAGGTGCTTTTTACATATTCACAGGACACAACGCCTCAGAAGGTCATTCTAGTATCCAAGAGGTCATGGTCATATCAAACGCAGATGCCTTTGTTGGCCAAGGACCACAAGTTTCTACAAAAGGCTCAGACCAACTTGCATTTTCAGTTGCACAATCTGGAACTGCAGTCACCCTAAAGGCGGCGTCAACGTCGGGATCAAGCACCACAGTAAACGGTTACAGGGTCCATATGTTGCGAGGTTCAGCTGGTGCGGCCACGTCTGACACTGTGTTGGTATCAACAAATCAGACAATTTCAGGTGAAAAAACATTCACAGCAGACGTTACACTCAATGATGATGTAAAATTAAACCTTGGTACCAGTGGTGATTTACAAATTTATCACGACGGTAGCAACAGTTACATCGATGACGCAGGTACAGGAAATATATTATACAGATCAGGCACACAAACATTCCAAAATGCCGCTGGCTCAAAAACAATGGCTGTTTTCAATGCGTCAAATTCCGTTGATTTGAATTACAACAACACCACAAAATTCCAAACAACAAATCATGGTGTTCAATTGACCGGTGTTATGAGAATGGCCATCGAATCGGGTGACCCATCAGTTGTGGCTAACAGTGCTCATATATACTCGAAAGATGAATCCTCAAGTGCTGAAGTTTTTGTTCAAGATGAAGCGGGAAACGTTACTAAGATATCTCCGCACAACGAAAAAGGTGAGTGGGAATACTTCTCAAGAAATACAAAAACAGGCAAAACTGTAAGGGTGAACATGGAAGAAATGATCCGAGATATTGAAAAACTTACAGGTAAAAAATATATTGAAAACAATTAAACTATTAAATCTAATATAGTTTGTAACTTACCTTTTATACTTTTATTATTCAAAGTATTTTTAAGGCCCATGTGTAGATTTTTTGGCCAGCATTCAAACGCACACCAACAGTACCCTGAATGTTCTTCGTTAAGTTTTGGAATAAATTCGTTGTCAATCGCAAGTAGGTATGTGTGAAAGAAAAACTTCTGATCGTTTGATGTAAACATTTCCAAAGGAATAGTTTTTTTAATTTTTGGTAAGACTCCTACCTCTTCGTCGATCTCTCTTTTGAGTCCTTCGAAGGCTGATTCAGTAAATTTATTTTTACCTCCGACCAAGCCCCACATTCCCTGCGTTTTTTTGTCTGTCCTTTGCAGGAACAAAAAACGCTTGGTGCTTGTGGCATAGAATAGGGCACCTGAGCAAATTATGTTTTCTTTCATCCGTTAATTATAGCACTTAAACTGCTTATGATCAAGGAGTAGTTGCGTCACGTGATGAGTCATATGCAGTGTTGCCACCATCTAACACAATACTCCAATTACCTTGGGTGTAGACACCCTCGTATGACTTCAACCATTCCGTGCCGTTGAATCTGTATTGAATACCTGTGTTAAGGTTTGTCACGTAGTGCTGAGTTGAGTCTGGATTGGATGCATCAAAGGCCACATTCCATTTACCGGTTGCACTATTGTACTCGATTATATCACCTAAACTGGCCACCAACGTCCCCCAAGTAGAACTTTGGAAACTTGCTGTGCTGTCTCCAACATCATTTATCACTAGATATCTATCACCATTTGCAGGTGTGCCTGGGTCAAATGTTGCGGGGTTTATTATCTTTTTCACAGCAGTCAGTGTGTTACTTGGTATGGTGTCACCGTCTATGGTGTACAATAAAATTGTGTCGTCAAGTGTAGTGGTTGCGATTGTACCTACGATTTCATTTCCATTTGGTTGTGTTAATCTTATCTGTGATGTACCGTTTGTTACTTTTCCGTACTGATCTAATAACACTTTCCAGTTGACTGCTGGACCAAAAGTTTCGAATGGATCAAAATTGTTAGGTTCATTTGCACCTGTCTGAAATCCATCTCCGCCGGATTTAACGTTTGTGCCTGTTGATCCTAATAATCGTAGTTGATTACCTGTAACTAACAATCCAAAGTTGTTTGGTGTTATGAAACTTCTCGACATAAGCTCTCCGTCTATCAAACCTTTTGCTATGCCACCGTCATCGTCGTATATGCTCATGATTATCTTTTGCACAACTCCTAATTTTTTGACTTTGACAGGTGGAGACAACCATATAGGCATACTAAACTGCAATGTTGCTACATCAATTTCGGTATCTGCACCCACCGGAATAGTCCTCGAACTAAATGTGATATTACCTAACTCAATATAACTTAAACTTGTCCAGTCTATGTAGTTGTCCGTTTTTTGTATCTCAAAATCTGGGTTGAACAGATACAGGATCTGTTCTAGTATCTGTAATTTTTGATCAGTGTTGGATGAGAAAATATCTGCCGTGACTTCTAATCTGAAAGGCGAAGGCATAACTTTCTCAACTGTGTATCCTGCCCCCAGCTCGTTTGTATAGTTGCCGTCCGCATCTATGCCTCTTTCCCTCAGGTGTTGCTTTTCTATGTGATAAGGATTTTGCATTCTTTCCCTATCGTAGTTCAATTCCCTTACATAACACGCAATTTTAGGGGCATAGTTTAATGCATTTTCACTGTTATTCCTTATGATGTTTGCTACCTGTCTTGTTGGATCTCCGTACACAACAGGCACTGCTCTCAAGGCGACAGACCCATCATTGGCCTTGCCCGTTTCAACAGAAAAGTTGCTCAATATTCTAATGAATTGAGTGAGAAATTTCCTAACCTGTCCTTCGTAAAAATGTAGCATTCTTAATTGTCAGCCTTTGGTTTCAGAGCATCTGTCAATGACTGTCTTTGTGTGACTGTTAAACCGTTTATTGTAGATTCTGTTGCATTGTTGACAAAACTTGTTTTGTAGTTGCCTCTAGAATCGTTGTTAGTTGTAGTTATTCTAACACTGTCTTCAATTTTTACCCATCTGGCTCCATCATACCTGAACAACCTGTTAGGTAAGAAATCTGTTCTCAAGAAGTAGTCACCTTTGTCTACGCCTGACGTTGGAAAAGAAATTCCAAATCCTGCAGGATTTCCATTTGGAGCTACACCATCACCATCCAGATAAAATCCATAGTGAGAACTTGCAGGAGTATCAATAACTGCATTCACAGTTTTATCACCGCTGGCTCTCTGTGCCTCTGTGTTTACATTATCTGTTCTAATATTGCCTCTTTCATCGATAGGTGCAACGTAATATTGTTTATAATTAAATCCTGCCTTCGGAGCGTCTTGTTCTGCCTGTGCAACAACTTGATCATTTATAGTTTTTTCTCTGTTGTACGTGCTCATATAGTTTGCCATAGAACCAGTGGTAGTTGCATCACCAATTACATCTCTGAACTCTTGTGAATCAACTAGGGTTTTCATTTTCAATCTTAACAGATGTGGCCACCAAGTCTGCGAAAATCCTTCTGCGGCCCTATTCACATCTTCAACTACATAGTATCTTTTCAGTGCGATTGGTACACTTTCGTCTAATGAGTAATCTTCTTTCATGTGCGGAAATTCCAGTACGTCTCCACTCATTGGCTTCCTGCCAATTCTCTCCACTATATCATTTAGATGCACAGTTAAAAACAATGTGTCATTCTGTAGGAACATGCCAAACTGTGACAAATTAAAATCTGCATCTTGTACATTGTAGATGCCTCTAATCGTGTAGATATCACTGGCATATTTTCTGTCTCTATTCTCTAGAAATAATAAATCTTGTATCGTAGTTTCGTTGAGATCACTCCCTGTGACCCTCGGCTGACTCGGTGATGCCGGTCCATCCTTATTTGTATCACCTTGGTCATAAGGACCTAGGTATTTGTGTAGGTGTAGATCTGTGCCACCCACCTGAAACATCTCTTTGATGTTGCGATCAAAGAACTTGTAGTCATTGCCCTTTTCAGGCTTAAAAATGGATAATCTTGGCATATCATACATATTTATTGCCTAGGCAATGACTATAAATATGAGTATGTCAGAACTACAAACAGGTCAACAGGAAATTTTTGATTACGTTAAGAACAGTCTCGGCGACGGGATGATTGACGTAGAATTAGACCCAAAACACTATCAAACGGCACTGGAAAGAGCAGTAAACAAATTTAGGCAGAGATCGTCTAACGCAGTTGAAGAATCATATGCTTTTTTAGAACTAAAAAAAAATCAAAACTCATATATTTTGCCAGATGAAATAATAAACGTGAGGAATATTAACAGAAGAACAGTTGGATCTAGGACAGAAGGTGGAGAAGGTGGAACACTATTCGAACCCTTTAATTTGGCCTACACAAACACATATATGTTACGAGCAGGTGCCACAGGTGGATTGGCCACTTACTATATGTTTGCATCGTACCAAGAAATGGTAGGAAAGATGTTTGGAAGTTTCATACAGTTCCATTTTGACGTGGCAACAAAAAAATTGACTATTACACAAAGACCTAGAGCGGATGACGAAACAGTTCTCATGCACACAGACAATTTCAGGCCAGACATTACCTTGTTCAAGGACATATACTCTAAACCATGGATCAGAGATTACACACTTGCTGTTTCTAAAGTTATGTTAGGTGAAGCAAGAGGCAAGTTTAACACCATAGCAGGTCCACAGGGCGGTACTACACTGAACGGTGATGCACTGAAAAGCGAAGGGACTGCTGAAATGGAAAGACTAGAGGCAGACATAGGAAACTTCCAAGAAGGCGGAACGCCTCATAGTTTTGTTATTGGTTAATATCAGACCAAATCGTTTTAAATAAGTGCGTCATGATAGATTCCAAATATAAAAAACTTACCAAATGCACAATAGATGAATTAGCCGATATGGTAGATGATTTAGAAAATATCTCTATTCATTGCCTAAAAGAAAAGAAACTGAGTATGCGTAGACTTGTATTGACACAGATTCATGATGTCAAAAAAGAGATTGAAAAACGTCTAAAAAAATAGTATAATAAACCTATGTTAATAGGTGTAGTAGGTTTAATAAGTTCTGGTAAAGGCACAGTTGCAGACAGACTTGTGGAAAAACACGGATATCAAAAAGACAGTTTTGCTAAAAGTCTAAAGGATGCTGTGGCATCTATGTTCAATTGGGATAGAGCTATGCTCGAAGGAGACACAGAATCCAGCAGACATTGGAGAGAGCAACCAGACAAGTTCTGGAGTGAGAAATTTGGCAAGCCAACAACTCCGAGGTGGGTATTACAATATTTTGGTACGGAAGTTATGCGTGGTCAGATGTACGACGGTATCTGGGTAGACAGCTGTATTGGCAGATACAAAGGCCAAAACACCGTGATAGCAGACACACGATTTCCCAATGAAGTTAAACAGATAAGGGCACACGGTGGAAAGATTATACTCGTAAAAAGATTTAAGGATCCGGATTGGTTTACAAGTTATGTTGAAGGAAACATAGAACCCAAAGGTATACACAGTTCAGAATATGCATGGGCAAAAGAAGAATTTGATTTCGTCATCGAGAACAATGGAGCAAAAGAAGAATTATACGCAAAAATAGACGACCTACTCGTCAGCGACAAGATCACCAACCCGCCATCCGAGCCTGCGGGTAGCGTCCAACCTTTGGCAATTGGCGCAAACAGTTTTTAAATTAGTAGCATTAGTATTCCTTAAATTGCCGTCTACAAACAGCACGTCAAGTTGTGCTTTATCCTGAGCTTTGAATCCACATAGTTCACACTTCTTGCGTTTTTTGTATCCTGATCTTTGTAAAGCAGTGATTCCGCCCACTTTCTTGCCTACTGACTTCCTTATGCAAGTATCACATTGGCTACGCCAGTACACTTTGTTATTTCGCTTGTAGGCATAGGCCCTGGGCTTGGCCTTACAAGTCTTGCATAATGGTCTATCTGTGTGATTCATATTCGTATTTACGTTCCCTATATAGGCACCAATAAAACGGTAAATTATGTCAACAAAACCGTATGATTGAATAAATAACTCTAGTATACGTAAACACTTGCAAGGAGAATACGAAAAATGGCATTAACATCACCAGGAGTAGAGGTTTCAGTAATAAACGAAAGTTTCTACGTACCATCAGATGCGGGTACAACACCTTTATTCATAGTAGCATCATCACAAGACAAGAAAAATGGTGCAGGCGACGGCACTGCTGTAGGAACACAAACAGCTAACGCCAACACTGCATACCTAATTTCTTCTCAGAGAGAATTAACAGAAACTTTCGGAGATCCGAAGTTTTACACAGACGCATCAGGCAATTCATTGAACGGATATGAATTGAATGAGTATGGTCTACAAGCGGCTTACAGCTTTTTAGGCGTAGCCAACAGAGCATATGTATTAAGAGCAAATGTAGACATGAGCGAAATGATCGGAAGTGCATCTGCACCAACGGCGGCTCCAGCAGATGGAACATACTGGTTTGACCTTGCATCAAGCACGTATGGTATATTTGAGTGGTCAAAAACAGATCAAAAATTTACAGCAAAAACTCCAACGCTTATCACTGCACTAACTGATCTAGTTGGTGGAGTAAGCACAGGTGCACCTAAAACATCAATAGGATCAATAGGTGATTACGCAATTAACACAACACACGTTTCAAACAAGATCTACAAAAAAACAGCAAGTAATACTTGGGTTATACTTGGATCAGAAGCATGGCACACATCTTTACCTGTAGTTACAGTACCTTCAGGAACAACAGTTACAAGTGGTCACAAAATCACAATGAACGGCATTGAAATCACAACAAGTGGTACAACACTATCTAATGTTGCGGCAGTGATCGGATCAAATGTAACCAACGTTACTGCAAGTGTAAACAGCACAACAGGTGACCTAGAGATCTTCCACAACGGTAAGGCACTAGGTGACTCAACAGGTGGTGCAAACACTATCAGATTTGAGGCAACCTCAGGAACACTATTGGCAGACCTTGGTATAACAGCAGGTGTAAAAAATGGTGTCAAATTCTTACAAGCTAAACACACAAACAGACCAACTTGGGATTCAGCTTCAGCAAGTGAAGATAGACCAAACGGTTCTGCTTGGTTCAAGACAACATCAGCAAACTCGGGTGCAAATCTTGTTGCAAAACTTTACAGCACGGCAAGTGCAAGTTTCTCAACAGTTGCAAGTGCCCTTTATGCCAACCACGCTTCAGCTGTCTACAACCTAGATCCAGCTAACGGTGGAACTAGCTTAACAGTTGGTGCCTTGTACGCACAATTCAACATCACTGAAGAATCAATGACAGCGGCAGATGCCACAGATGCTACGCCAAACGTTGGTGACTTCCAGTTCTTTAGATATGAAGGTGGAAAAACTACTATCACTAGTAAAGATACTTCACCAACTTTTACAAGTGCAGAAACATTTGTTATTCAAGAATCTATCAAAAATCAGGAAGCATTAAACAGTTCGAAGACAGTTACACTAGGCGGTACCTCAGCAGATGACTTTGTGGCGGCAGTAAGTGCGGCAGGATTGACTAACGTTAGTGCAAGAAAACTTTCAACTGGTGAAATAGTGATGGAACACGCACTGGGTGGTGAGTTCAGAATGTTTGATACTTCAGGAACACCATTAGCAGATGCAGGTTTCAGCCAAACATCAGCACACTCATATGGAACATACACAGCAAACAGTTCAACTTTGATTGACAACTTGTATGACATTCCAACAGGTGACAGCATCGACTCAAGTGCAAACACAGGTATAGTTGCAAGTAACTGGAAAAGATTAAGTTACACAGCTTCCACAAGTGCTCCTACACAGGAACCGGCAGATGGAGCATTATGGTATGACACTTCAATAGACGAAGCAGACATAATGGCACACAATGGAACAACATTTGTTGGATATGCTACAGCATACACGAGCACAGATCCAAATGGTCCACAGTTTAGTGTCACAGCACCAACTACACAATCAGATGGTACTGCACTTGTCAGCAACGACTTATGGATTGACACTGGTGATCTAGAGAACTATCCAAAACTTTACAAATACAACACGGCGGCAACTTTAAGTTCAACAAACACAGCTAACCAAGTCAAAGTAACGACAACAGGTGCGGCATGGGAACTAGTTGACAAATCTGACCAAACAACCGAAGACGGTATTGTGTTTGCTGATGCTAGATTACACACAACGGCAGAAAAAGCAGATTCATTAGGCACAAAAGGTGCAGGAACTTTCAGTTCAATCAAGGACTTGTTGAGCGATGGATTCTTAGACCCCGACGCTCCGGATCCATCTTTATATCCACAAGGAATAATGTTATGGAACACAAGAAGAAGTGGTTACAATGTTAAAGAATACAAAAACAGTTACATCACAACTACGAAATATCCAGGAAGCGGATCAACAGGATTAGGTAACATCAGAGCAAGTAATGAGTCAGTATCGACTTATTTCCCAGACAGATGGGTTACTAAATCTAGCAACAACGCAGACGGTTCTGGTACTTTCGGTAGGAAAGCACAGAGAAAAGTGATCGTTGAACAACTGAAATCAGAGATCGACACTAACCAAGCAATCAGAGAAGACCAAAGAGGTTACAACGTGATTGCGGTACCTGGTTATCCGGAACTGATTCAAAACATGATTAACCTAAACACAGACAGAAACCAAACAGCATTTGTAGTTGGTGACACTCCATTAAGATTGGAAGGTACAGCAACAGCGATACAAAACTATGCAAACAACACAGCCGGCGCACTAGACAACGGCGAGGATGGCCTAGTAAGTGCAAGTGATTACTTGGGAGTGTTTTATCCATCTGGTTTAACAACAGACAACACAGGTAAGTCAATTGTTGTTCCACCATCACACATGATGTTGAGAACATTGGCAAATAACGATAACATTGCTTTCCCATGGTTCGCACCATCAGGAACAAGAAGAGGTGTTGTCGACAATGCAACATCAGTTGGCTTTATAAACGCAACGTCTGGAGAATTTGAAACAATATCTGTTACGGAGTCAGTGAGAAATTCCATGCACGAAGTTAAAGTTAACCCAATAACGTTCTTCTCAGGAGCAGGGATTGTTAACTTTGGTAACTTAACTAAAACTTCGGCAAGTTCAGCATTGGATAGAATAAACGTTTCGAGATTAGCAGTATATCTGAGATCACAACTAGATGCTATTGCTAAACCGTTCATCTTCGAACCAAATGATGAGATAACAAGAAATGAAATCAAACAAGCAGTTGAATCATTCTTGCTAGAACTAGTTGGTCAACGAGGGTTATATGACTTCCTAGTAGTATGTGATGACACAAACAACACACCTACAAGGATTGACAGAAACGAACTGTATGTAGATATAGCAATTGAACCAGTTAAATCGGTTGAGTTCATTTACATACCGTTGAGAATTAAAAACACAGGAGAAATTGCAAAGTTAGGGAACTAATTTTGAATAAATAGGAGAAACAGATGGCAATATCAACTTTATCAAAATTCACAGTACCACTAGCAAACGATCAGAGTTCAGCATCACAAGGTTTATTGATGCCAAAACTACAGTATCGTTTTAGAGCGATCCTTGAGAATTTTGGAGTATCAACACCGAGATCAGAACTTACAAAACAAGTTATTGATATAACAAGACCTAACTTGACTTTTGACACCGTGACACTAGATGTGTACAACTCAAAAGTTTATGTAGCAGGAAAACACACTTGGGATCCAATAACAATCACTTTAAGAGATGATGTCAACAACTCAGTTACTAAACTGGTTGGCGAACAGATCCAGAAACAGTTTGACTTCTTTGAACAATCATCGGCGGCATCTGGTATTGATTACAAATTCACAGGCAGAATTGAAATGCTTGATGGTGGTAACGGAGCAAGTGCACCAAATGTATTAGAAACATGGGAATTATATGGTTCTTACATAGAAAACGTGAACTACAACACGTTGGCTTACACAACATCAGAACCTGCTACAATCACACTTTCAGTGAGATACGACAACGCAGTCCAAACTCCAACAGGAACAGGAATTGGAACAGCAGTTGCAAGAACTATCGGTACTCTAAGTACAGGTGGTGGACAGTAGTACAAAATTAAGTTAGCAATTATAAAGTGGAAAAAGCGTCTTTATAGGCGCTTTTTTTGTGGCCATAAATATCCATATGCCAAGCATTAACAATTTCCTAAAAGGTTTCCAGGACAGGCTTCCTGGAATGAAAGATTACAGGCACGCCTCTAGACTGTACCTGGACGACCACTTCAAATTATTACCAAAACAAAAATTCCTATTTCATGTTGTTTTCAACCTTGACGAAGAAGTTGCTATGGACAAATTTTCACAAAATGAAAGATATGAATTGAACATGCTGGTAAAGGCATGCGACTTACCAAAATATGACATGAGCATGGAGGAAAAAATACAGTACAATAAAAAAATGTACACCGCAACACGTATAGCTTATGATCCTGTTAATATTACGTTCCATGATGATCATGCTGACACGGTAAACGCATTCTGGAAGAAATACTATGAATACAACATAGCTGATTCTGTAGGCATGAATAACGATCTAACAATTTCTAATACAAAGGATGATTACTACCTTTTTGGTGACGCTAGAAAAACAACAAAATTTGGATTAGACACACCAAAAAAGAGAAAGAAACCTTACATACGTGGCATCGAAATTTTTGTTTTACACAAACAAAGATTCACGTCGATGACATTGGTCAATCCAGTCATAGGCTCATTTGCACATGACAACCTAGACCAAGCAGACGGTACAGGAATCATGAACAACACAATGCAGATACTATATGAAACAGTGATTTACAAATCTGGTGTCATTAACAGAAACAATGTGCCAGGATTTGCAACTGTGCGTTACGACAACGAACCGTCACCACTTACTGTATTAGGGGGCGGCACCAATTCAATTTTTGGTCCAGGAGGAGTTGTGGACGGTGTTGGATCTGTGATTAGGAACTTTCAGTCTGGAAACATACTAGGAGCAATCTTATCTGCATCAAACACTTACAACAATGCTAAAAAGATCAAGAAAAGTAATGTCAAACAGGAATTGAAAGGAATAGCCAAAAAAGGAATATTAGAAGTTGGAAAGCAGGCAGGGTCTATAACAAATCCTGTTGCACAATTCAGCGTTGGTGCTCTAGCATTGGCTGGTGCATCTGCACTTGCAACAGCTAAAGGAACAAGTGATAACAAAACTGGCCAGAACAACACTGTAATCACAAGTCCAAATTTGGATACTAAAAACTTCCTCACAGCAGATGAGGCATTTAAAATAATATCAACAGACTCACAAGTAAAAAATCAAATTGCGGCAGGCCTTTATTACAAGGACATTGGCTCAAGAAAAGGATTGACGATTGCTCAAAGTGACATCGAGTACACAGGATCTTCCAGTGCTGTTAAAAATGTATACACCAGCAAAGCGATCACTGACATCAGAAAATTAGTCACTGAAGGATATTTTAAAATTAACAGGCAGACTTTGAACGTTGTGGTTGCAACAGAGAAAGCAGGATTATAATGGTAGAATTTTACACAAACTTACCTCCTAAGGACAAACAGGAACTAGACAAAACAATTGAAAAACTGACAACGACACCATATCAGACAGATTATCAATTCAATGCAGGTGAATACGACAGCACGATTGCTTTTTTTGTCAAACGTGGTTTCACAAGGACTTCCGCAGAATCCACGGCATATGTGATATTGTCACAGGCAAAGATAGATAACGTCAAACCACAAGAGATACTAGACCAACTGACCAATGCCTCACCGGCTCTGTTGTCAGAACTGATGACAATCATACTAAATGCAAACAGATACAAATCTAGTCGCCTAGGTGTTAGACAAACACTGAATGCCAGAGACACTGTATCTCGGAACATTATTGACTAATGTTACCAAGATTCGCTAGAGGTAAGTTCCACCCTAAGAACCAACAAAAGTATGTTGGCACAAAAACACCAACGTATAGGAGCAGTTGGGAACAGGCTTTTATGAGACTCTGCGATGAGCATCCAAATGTATATCAATGGGCAAGCGAATCAATCAAAATTCCTTACAGGCATCCTTTCACTGGCAAGTACACAGTTTACGTTCCAGATTTTTTTGTCATCTACATGGACAAAAATGGAAGAAAACATGCTGAAATGATAGAGGTCAAACCGATGAGTCAAACAAGCATGGAAGCGGCGGGAAAAAGCACTGCCAAGAAAAAACAAGTAATCATCAATAGTGCAAAATGGGAAGCCGCGGGTGCCTATGCAAAACAAAGGAAGATAGGATTCAGGGTAGTATCAGAAGAACAGTTGTTCCACAGTGGGAAACGTAAGTAAATAACACAATGACAAAGAGATTAGAAGACATCCTTAATT